TCAGCGCGTCGGCGTGGACTTGTGACCGCGGCGCTTGCGGGTGTAATGCTCGGTCATCGACACCGTGGTGTGGCCCAGCTGCTGCTGCGCCTTGCGAATGTCGCCCGACGATTCGGCCTTGTCGGTGGCCGCCTTTGCACGCAGATCGCGGAACTGCACACCCTCGATTCCGGCAGCCGCGCAGGCCTTCGCCCAGCGCCTGGACATGCCGTCCACGCTCACGGCATCGCCGCGCTCGCTGACGATCAGCAGGGTGTTGCGCACGGCATGGCCAGCCTTGCGCGCGCGCAGCCGCTCCAGCAGCACCGCCAGCTCGCCCTCGACCGCGATGCGCAGCTTGGCCTTGGTCTTCCCCTGGCGGATGTTGATCACCCCGTCTCGCACGTCCATTTCTGTCAGCGACAGCACGTCTGCCGGCCGCTGGCCGATCAGGTAGGCCAGGTCCATGGCGTCCTGCACCACCACGTCGGCAGCTGCGCGGATCGCTTGGTACTGGTCGTCCTCGATGTAGACGTCCCGACCGGTCTCCTTGAACCCCTTGATGCCGGCGCATGGGTTGGGCAGGGCGGTGTAGCCCTTGTCGCGCGCGAAGTTCCAGATGTGCGACAGCAGCGCCTTTTCGCGATTGGCGCGCACCATGCCCTTGCCGCTGGCGGTGCGCCAGGTGAGATACTGGCGAACCGTGATGGGCTTGATCGAGTCGAGCGGTGCCGGCGGGTCGTCGAAGTACTCCAGCAGCTTGGCCAGTTCGTGCCCGTTGTCCAGCTGCGTGCGCGGCGCCTTGTGGATGATGACCTCCTTTCGGTAGGCATCGCTCACCTGCCGGAAGGTGATGACGGCCACGGCCTGCGCCTCGCGCGTGCCTTCCAGCTCGGCCCACTTCTTCACCGCCAGCGCGTAGTTGCTGCCCAGCGGGATCTCGACACGCGGCTTGCCGCCCTTGTCGTAGTAGTAGAACACCACGCCCGACTTCTGCTTGCGCTGGCGCAGCCGGGGAATCGCCCCTGGCTTCTTCGGCTTCCTACCCATCGTCATGCCACCTTGTTCGATCGCCACTCGGCAACGGCGACGGCCTTCTCAGTTGCCGCATCCGCGCCCCCTTCCAGGGTGGCCCACAGCACACGCGGCCAACCATCCAGCCCCTTGTAGTGGGGAATCCCGTTCAGCACCAGAAACTCCTGCTGGCGTTCCCTATAGGGTGTGCCGCACAGCTCCCGCATCGACTCCCGGGACAGGCATAGTGCGCCTGCGCTGGGGTTGGCCTGCTTCTTCGTGGCCATGTTGTCCTCCTTCAGTCAGTGGCCAGCGCAGCGCGCAGCTGCTCGGTGGCCTGCAGCTCCGGTTCTTCACAGAACAGGCCGCAATCAAAATTGAGTGTCTTCATGGCGCCGCCACGGTCCGTGGGCTTCAGTTCGTCCAGGTAGCGACGTTCACCGCGAACCTTGACCAGCTTTGCGCCGATCCTGCGGGACTGCTCCGCACGCCGCTGGAACACTTCGGGGTCTTGGCGGCGCACATGGTTCCAGTACGTCGCCGATTGCGATTTCACGCATCCGACGCAGTTGGCGTTTGGGTAGCCCCGCAGGTAGATGGCCGGCAGCGCAATTCCCTCGGCCAGAATCCGCCGTGCACAGTCGTCCTTTGTCATCCCGGCCTCAATCAGCACCGGCAGGACGTTGGGCCGCTCGGTCAGCACGAAACGGGCGTGCCGGGCCTTTTCCTCAGCTGTGAAGCCAAGGACATGGAAGTCTGGCCGGTTCTGCTGCTCCCAGTGCTGCCTCGCCTGCTTCTTCAGCGCCCGAGTGCAGGGTGCGCCAGCAACACCCGCCATAAACCGCTCCTTCTCCCACACGTCTTCGCACGAACAGGTGGGCCACTTGGGGTTTATGGCTCGCTCGATCTGCACTCCCAGCCACGCCGCCACGTCTGCAGCAAAGCGCTGGTTGTCCGGATCTTCCTCAGCCACGGGGTTGTTCACCACGCGGATATCGTGTGTAGCGCCATAGCGCTCGATGGTCAGCTTCGCGGCAACCGCGCTGGCGGCGCCGCAGGAGAACCACACCGCGATCATCGGTCGCTCAGCCATGAGCGCACCTCCGCAAGCACCAGCGCAGCCCATTGCGCGCGGCGCGGCATGCGCGACTGATCGCCCACAGGGTGGCGATGCCGGCCGCAAACCCGCCCAGGGCGAGCAGATGGACCATTGCAGCGGTGAGCAGCTGGTCAGCCATGGCGGGGATCCCGGCTGCCGATCAGGTCCAGCAGTTCACGCGCCAGTGCTTCCCGCTTCTCCCAGCAGTTGTGGAGCTTCGCGTTTCGCAACGCGAACTCGGCCAAGTCCCGGAACTGCCCCAGGTCCACGGCCTGCGCGGTCGGGGCGGCGTAGACCGGACGAATGTTGATTCCGCCCTTGCTGCTACGAGCCACTTCGATGTCCGTCGTGAAAGAGGTGAACTCTTCATCGCCTCGACCGAGTGCGCTGCTGTGGGTCCAGTCGTAGAGGTAGCCCACCGGCTCCCCCACCGGCTGACGGGCGGCGATCTTCTTGCCTTCCTCCAACCCTTCCATGTACGCGGCACGCTCGCCCTCGGTCCGCGCACGCAGCTCATCGCAGCCTTGCACATACGCCGGCTGGCGGGCGGAGAGGGCGGCGCGCAGTCGGCGTATCTCAGCTAGGCAATCAGCTAGAACCAAGTCAGGATCAGTTTCGTCCGCAGGAACTCTCATGGGAGCGTTGCCCGATGTGATACGCTCGATGGCTGCGGTGATTCTTTGTTCGATGTCGATCACAACTTCTTCCTCCATCGCATGCAATGGTTGCAGAAGACCTTCCCGCCACCGCAGTGGCGACAGGCTGGCTCCTCGAAATAGAACTCAGTGCAGTCACCGCAGAAGCGCGTCCAACACCAAATCAGCCAGTACCAAGTGCCCTCCACGCATCGGGGAAGCCACAGGAACCGCCGTGTGTAATCCGGTCGCGATCTATCCCATTTCATGCCATGCGCCTCCGTTCGAGGTCGGCTTCATAGGCGGCAGCGGCAGCCTTTTCGATCTGATCTGCGAACAACAGCGAGTCGTCAAGCGCTCCGCACCACGCCGCCTTGTGTGGCGAATCAGCGAACGCTTGGAGGTTCTTCACGATGGCTGCGGCCAGCCCACGGATTTCCAGCCATTGCCTGCGAGCATCCCCCTGACCACCCGGGGATGGCTGGGCGGAGAGGGCGCGCGTATTCCAGTGTTCTGCCATCGAGGTCCGCAGCCAATCGATTCCGTAGCGGAGGGTGCGCTGGTTCCGCTGGATGCATCCCATGCTCTTGCACTTCAGGGTCAGCCCGTTGTCCTTGTACGGCACGAACTCGGCAACGTTTCCGCAGAGCGGACAGGGGAGCAGCTCGCGTGTCCACGCCTGAAATTCATGCCGATCCAGCTCGGCCTGATCCCCCAGCCTCACCCTCCCACCGGGCTGCACGTCCGCCAGGGTCTTGTTGTCGGTGGTCATGCGGATGCTCCCATTGCGGCGTCGATCATGTTCGCAGCGGTGCGAAGGCCTGCCACGTACTGCTTTCCGTGTTGCTGAGCCGTGCCCTCGCTGGCGGCGCGTGCGCGAATCTTGCGGGCCACTTCCTGTAGCGCATCGTCGCTGCCACTCCCGGCCTGTAGCGCCCTGGCAACGACTGCCTCGCCAGCCTCGGTCAGCTGGAACTCGTCGTTTTCAGCGCCTTCCACAACCCAGCCACGGGCCTGCAGATCCATCATCTGCGGCAACGTGAGATTGGTGACGCCAGCCCACGTGAACTGTGTGTCGCACACGATCAGGTGGCGCACGGCGTCGGCTTCGCTGATGGAGTACTCGATGGTCTTCATGCGCGCGCTCCCTTCTTCGTGCGGCTGTCGTGGCCACCCTCGACCACCTGGCGGCGGCTGATGGTGGATCGGTCGATGGGGCTGTTGCCGAGCTTCTGGACCTTGCCGCCCGAGCGCAGGAACTGCGCCACGTCGCCGGCGATCTCGGCCCGCTGGCGGTCCTTCTCGGCCTGCGTGGCCAGGTCGAAGGTCGGCTGTACGTGGATGCTGGTCATGCGGTCTTCTCCAAGGTTTCTAGTAGCGAGTCCGCGACGCGGACAGACTCCTCACCGATCCAACCCATCGGTCCATTCCATGCCTTGCCGCTTGCGAGAAGCCCCTGCATCGCCATCGCGGCGAACAGCTCGCGCTTGGTCAGTCCACTCGGTGCATTCATCCGGCCTTCGGAGGGGTAGGCCGGCTTGGTTCGATTCGTCATGCGTGGCTCCTGAGCGGCACGCGGCGCACTGGCCCGTGCCACAGGTTGGTGAGGTTGTTGAGGCGCACCTGCAGCGGATCGCGGCGCAGGGGGCGCAGCGGGTCATGCAGGCGGCGCTCGGTGTTCCGGCAGGGCGCGCACGCGGCGGTGGCCTTGCCGTTGATCAGAGGGAAGAACCGCAGCGGCAGCCGGGCCGCGCACTTCGTGCAGGTCTTCATGGCAGGCGAGCCTTCATCAGGTTGGCCCAGGTGAGCGGGTAGGGGCCGCGCTTGATCCGGTCGTAGGCCGTGCTGCGCGAGACGTCCAGAATCTCGGCCACCTGCCTGGTGGTGTAGCGCTTGCCCTCGATCACCTGCGCGAACAGCTGGGCGCGGGCGAGGCCGGCACGGCGCAGGCATTTGGCGTGGCTGGGGTAGATCGTCACGTCCATCAGGCGGCCTCCTGGTGATCGCCAGCACGCAGACTGTGCTCAAACCCGGCCACCATCTGCCGGAACGGTTCCAGGTCCGCGCGCAGCTTGGCGATGAACGCCTCGTCGCGGTCGAAGCGGCGCCACCACAGCTGCTTGCCCACGGCGGCCAGCGCCGGGCAGTACAGGCCGATGTGCCACCACTGCCGGCCGGTCAGCCACATGCAGCCCTGGGCCTGCTCGAACACCTCGCTCGCATCGTTGTCGATGTGGAACGCGCGCAGCTTCTCGGGGTTGATGAAGCACTTGTATTCGCTGCCGCCGTCCTCGCCGATGAAGCCGTCAGCCGAGCAGCCGTAGTCGCCGCAGTCGCTCAACACGAACCCAGCGCGTTTCACCAGCAGGCCGGACTGCACCTCATGCTCGGCGCGAGCTTCCGGTTCCAGCTCATGGCCGCGGCGCATGGCGAACGTCTCGAAGCCTTCGCCCAGCGGCTCGCCGCTGATTCGCTCGATAGCCAGCCGGAAGGCGTAGTTCTTCGACGCCTCGCTGAAATCGCCGATGGGCTCGCCGGCGATGGCCTTCTCGATGATTGCCGAGCGCGGCACGGCCTTGTATCCGGCGCGCTCCATTGCGGTCTTCTCGGCCAGGCCGGACAGCACCGCGTCCACGTAGGTGCGCTGCTGGCCGGTCAGCTCGCCCACGCGCGAGCGCGCGGTGGCGAACATGCTGGCCGTGATGATGCCGGCGCGGGCGCGGTGCCACGCCTCGCTGCCCTGGTCGCACCCGATGACGATCACAGCGGCACCTCTTCATCGGCTGCAGGCTGCTGGTCGCCTTCTTCGACTACGGTGGCGCTTGCGCGTTCGGCGATGCCCTTCAGCGTTTCATGGCCCGCGCTGCCGATCAGCTGTCGCTGCTCCTTGGTCAGGCGGCCCCAGGCGCCCTCGTATTCCTCCATTCCGCAGTCGGCGAAATCCTTCAGGCTGGCGTACAGCGCTTGGCGCTCCGGGGTGTCTTGCGGCTCGGCCTGCTGCTGGCGGGTGATGGCGCCAGCGGTGGAGGGGCGGCGATCAGCGCGCACCGTCTCGCCGTCAATGATTTCCTTGCCTTCCATTTCCTCGGCGGTGGGCTGGGAGCCGACCGCTTCCGGGAACGCCTTGCGCAACGCCTGGGCCTCTGCACACTTCGCCAGCTGGCCGAAGGCGCGCTTTTCCCACATGGCGTTCGGGCTGCCATCGCTCTTGGAAGCGTAGTTCTCCAGCCAGTATTCCTTGGCGGAGAACTCCACCACCTGGTTGCCGAGCAGCTTGCGGACCGTTACGCGACACCATTCTGGGTAGAGCAGCTGAATAGCTTTCTGCGTCTTCTGCCTGCGCCCATTGGGACCATCCGACCACACGTCGCGCACCGACTCCATGGTGCAGGTTGGTCCGAACTCGGGTTCACTGCAGCCGGCGTACTGACCCGTGCGGGAGGCGTTGATGCGGTACAGGCCGATGCCGGGCATAACCACGTCGCGCATGCCGTTGACGGGGGTGCCGTCGGGGTTCTCGCCGATCTTCACCTTCATGGGCACGATGTGCACCGGCTTGGTCATCGGGTCGAGCCCGGCCGCCTGGCAGTAGCTCAGCACCATGTCGATGGACGCATCACTGGCGCCCGGGTACAGGCTCGACTTCAACGCGCCGCGGATAGCTTCGGCCTGCTCGCTGGTCATCAGGGCGCCGACAGCGGCGCGGGTGGTCATCTGGTTCATGGGTGCCTCAGTAGCGGATGGCCACGGCCGGGACCTTGCCCTGCACGATGGCGGTGATAACGGTGGCGGCATCGTCTTCGCTGATGCCCTGGGCGATCAGCGCGGCCATGGCGGCGCGGTTGATCGAACGGCGGTGTTCGACGTCGGCGGCGCGTGCTTCGTCCGCCTTGCGCTGGGCATCGGCCTGGGCCTGCCGCTCACGCTCGGCGCGCTCAGCTTCTTCCTGCGCGCGGCGCTCAGCGGCGGCGACGGCTTCAGCCTTTTCGCGCTCGGCCTTCTCGGCGGCATCCTTGGCACGCTGTTCGGCTTCGGCTGCCTCACGGGCTGCGCGCTCGGTGGCTTCGCGCGCCTCACGTTCGGCACGCTCCACGGCAGCAGCTGCCTCGCGCTTCGCGTTCTCTGCGGCCTCAGCCTGCAGGCGGGCCTCGCGCTCGACGCGCTCACGCTCGGCCTGCTCAGCTGCAACGCGCTGGCGCTCTGCCTCTTCAGCGGCGCGCACGGCTTCCTCGCGGGCGCGGATCTCTTCTTCCTTCCGGGCGATCTCGGCCAGGCGGGCCGCTTCGGCCTCAGAACGGGCGCGTTCCTCGGCCTCGGCGCGCTCGCGCTCAATGCGGGCCTGCTCTTCTTCCCAGTCGGTGAGCGGCTTGCGCACTTCGTCGCGCAGCGCGTCAAGGGTGTCGCGGGCCTTCTTGCGGGCCGAGTCGATGTCGCCGGTCTGCTTCTTCAGGTCGGCCACCAGCGCCTTGCCGGCGTCATCGATGGCGATCTTCGAGCGCGACACCTTGTAGGCGATCGAGGCGATTTCCTTGCGGCCGGCAACCGTCTTGACGTTCGGTACCAGGGTGACGGCCTCAGCGCGAATGCGGGCCAGGAGGTCGTCCAGTCCGCCGCCGGTGAAGGCCTCGACGGCATTGACGGATTCGAGTGGAATCAGGGCTTCGGACATGGCAGTTCCTTTGTCGGGTGGGAATAGATGCCGGCGTCGTGGAATCCCGGCCGGCGCGGGGCCCGTGAGGGCGGGGGAATTCAGCCGCGCACGCTGCTGGTTGCAGCCCATCGGGCTTTCGCAGCGTCACGGTCGGTGTGGGCCTGGTGGATCTCGGCGATGCGCAGCGGCACGACGACGGCGGCGAACAGCGCGACGGCGGCCCAGGCGATGCGTAGGCGGCTACTCATGGTCGTTTTCCTCCACGCACAGGCCGTCCACGGCCTCGCGGTTCCGTTGTTCTCGGGCTTCCGCCAGCGACATCGGCGGGGCGATTGGCGGCAGGCAGAACTGGTCGGCGAAGGCCGCGTCCAGCCGGTCAAACGGGTTCATGTCGCGTCTCCGGTTCGCACGCGGCCAGAGCGGCGTGCAGGCGGTCGTCGGCGGCCATTTGTTCTGCCAGGTCGCGGGCCGCGAGGGATGCGCGGGCGGCGGCCAGAACCTCAGCGAACAGCGACCGCGCGTAGTCGATTCCGGCCAGGAAGTGGTCCGTGCTGGTGGTGATGCCAGACGTCGACGCCAGGAAGTCGCTGTGTGCGACGCGCTCCGCATCCGTGAGGCGCCGACTCACGACAGCACCGCCTGGACCATGACGGCGAACGCGACGCCCATGCAGAAGGCCAGCAGGTAGCCCGAAGCCAGCTTCAGCGCCTGGAAGTGCAGGGCTCGGTCAGCGGCGGTCATGCGGCCACCTGCTGCAATGCGCGGGCTGCGTCGTTGGCGCACATCTGCGCCCGGGCCCGCATGTCGACCGCAGCCAGACCGCTGCAGGGGCGCATCGCGCGCATCCGGTACAGGTTGTAGGAATGCCGGCGGTCAGCCGCCCGGCGCTCGCTCATGGCCCAGCCGAAGCGGCCCTTGCGGTACTTCGCCACCAGCAGTAGCGGGTCGATCAGACCGTCGGCAATCTCGCCTTCGCCGCCGCAGCGGCCGCAGGCCACGCCGTACTCGCACTGCGGATCGCCGCTGGCGCTGTCGTTGCGGACGTGTTCGCCGGTGCCGTCACAGTCCGAGCAGGTGATGAAGGCATTGGCCGGGTGCAGCGGCAGGCCGCGCTCTTCCCGGGTCAGCTCGATGGAACGCTTGTGGTCGCGGACCGACGCATAGCCGGTCCGGGTGGTCGAGCGGGGCAGTCCAAATGCGATGGCGGCCATCTTCGTCTCCAGGCCCCGGCCCGGGATGGGCTGTGGTGGGGCGTTGGCGACTAAGATATGCACAACGGGATACTGACGCAATCCCGAACGGGATATTTTTATGCATCAGCCGACGAACGGTAGGTAGAACTCCTACCTAGTCAGCGGCAGGTGGCGTTCCACAGGGCTTCGTAGATCGTATCCGGCACCACAGTGCGCCCCTCGACTTTGTCGTTCGCCTGCGGAGGTAGAGGACGTCCAGCGCCATCGCGGCGCACCACCTCATGGACGGAGTAGGTCATCTTGGAGCAGGAGAATGAAACGCGGGCCATCGCTTCGGCGGCGAGTGGCGAGCCTAGGACACGTTCACCACCGCCGACGAACTTGACCCAAACCGTGGTGCCGTCCTCAGATTTCAGAACGGTTGACTTGTCCACATACACGCTACCGCCCACCACAGTTGCGCCAACCTCTACCCATCGATCGGTAGTCGCCGTGGTGCCTAACGCTAGTGCAAGAATTGCTGCGATCACAGTCTTTGCTCCCTGACCAGGCCTGCTTCATCGAACCCGATGCCTTCCACACGGCATTCCCTGGCTCGCTCCATTTTGTCCTTCAAATCCATCAGCTCATCGTCGGTCAAGCACTCAATGACGCCGCGCACATGTGCAGTCTCTTGCCGGACAAGCCAAGCGAGCCAGTACATTCTGGCGAGGTCTTTGATCCTGGCGCAGACAACGTCACGCAAAGCGCTATCCATCCCTGATCGCTGGAAGGCGATCACTTGGCCTCGCCGGACAAGAGTCGGTGAGGGCTTTGCCCGTGGCTGGACGCCCATCGCCACAGCCATTTCCATTGCCAGTTCCTTCAGCCGCTCGTCGCTGATTGCCATGTCATCGTCCTCACCCTGTTTTGCGGAGTTCGGCAGCAAAGCGGCGTAGCGCGACGATGACGTTGCTATCGTCCAAGACGCCTTCGGCACCCTCATCCCGGACCACCTTCATGGCCACGTAGAGACGTTCCGCATAGGTGTCGGGGGAGGGGGCATCGGGGGATATGGCCTCCAGCTCGCGCACCAGCTTCACTGCGGCCTCGACTATGGCGCGCTCGGATCCCACCGGCTGAGACTGTGACGGCGCACCTGAACTCGACAGGTCTTTCCACATCAGGTCGCTGATCGGAACTCCGAAGTGCGCTGCAAGCTGGGCCAGCTTCTCGGGGTTGGGCTTGCTGATCTTCCCGGTCATATAGCGGCTCACCCAGGACTGGCCCGCCCCCGAGGCGACTGCGGCGTCAGCAGCGGTCGTTCGGTTGATGGCAATCAGGTGTCGCAGATTTCGGCGGGGCAGGTCATCGGCATGCATATGGGGATGATCCCGCATACCGTTCGTCGGACAAAATGCATTTGGGGATTCCAATGGTATCCCGAATGGGATATTTTCCGACGCTATGAACCCATCACTCGCCATTGAACGTCTCCGCGCTGCTGGGCTGACCGAACAGAGCATTGGCTCTGCTGTGGGCGCCCGGCAGTCCACCATCAACCGGATCCGACGCGGCCTGATGCAGCCGACCTACGAGGTGGGGAAGGCGCTGGTTGACCTTGCCACCGCTACCGAGCGCAAAGCCGCTCGCCGCAAGAAGGGGGCCAGCCGTGCAGCGTGATGACAACAAGACCATCCACCTCGGATGGATTGCGTTGAGAGTGGTCGCAGATGCCGACGGCAACGCGATCTCCGCCCATGTCGTGCTGCACGCCGAGAAGGACTTAAGTCCGCACGGTGCGCTGACCCTGGCCCAGGTGGCTGAGGTTGCGGAAATCGACCTATTGAACCGCGTCCTCGGCCACGGCGAGTCGGACAGCACGGCCACCGGCACAGCCCCTTGCAAGGGGCACGCCGCCACCTGCCTCGGTAGCGGCGACCCGGGTGCATGCGGGTGCTGGCGAACTACTTCCGTTTCGGATCCTGGAGCGCGTCGATGACCTGCGCCACGATTTCTGTGCGAACTGCAATGGGGTCGATTTCGACGCCCAAGGAAACCCCGCATCCGATGTGCGGGCAGTTGTACGACAGCGCTTTGAACGTCCTTCGCCCGAACGGAACGCTCGCGCTTACTTCGCCAATGGTCACGGTGCTGAAGCTCTTCTTGCAGTGCGGGCAAATGCTCATGGGATCCCTCTCGTTGGCAGGTTGCGGACTGGCATTCGCATCCTACCGCGAGAGGGCGCCCGCCTTGGCCTTGAGCGCATGACATGACCACCTCACCGACCCCGGGCAGGGAAGGGCACCACGGTGCCGCTGCCGGGAGCGGGCGGGTTCTTTCGCTCCACCTGGGTGATTCGCACCCGATCCCCGTAGCGCCTCAGCACGAACAGCCGGCCGGCAACCGGCACCAGTTCAACGACACCGCTCGACCGCGTCACCTCTGAATTCACTTGGCTCAATCCGTTGTGGGTTGGGCCTTTATTCCGCCCGAGAGGGCTTGGCAACGATAGGCAACGCATGGCAACCCCTGGCAACCAAAAAGAACTGAGGCTCGCGTTCGGCGTGCACCACGCCCCGAAAGACGCGTCCTCGCAGATCGTCCGGCAGATCGAATCGGCGGCGCACGCGCTGGCCGTGATGATCCGCGCTGGCCACCACAAGCTGGAATACGTGGCGGCCTGCATCGGCAAGTCGAAGTCCTACATCTCGCGGATGCAGAACGGCGTCCGCCCGATCCCCGAGAAGCTGGTCGGCCCGCTGTGCGCCGCGACCGGCTCCAACCTCCTGCGCCAGTTCCTCAACCTGCAGGCCGCTCTGGACGGCATCTGCGAGGTCGAGCGCCTGGCCGACCTGATGAGGTCCGCCAATGAAGAACCGCGAGCTGCTGCAGCATCTGGACGAGTGCATCCGGGTCATCGAGTCCAGCCCGCCTATGACGCGCGAGGAGATCGTCGCGCACCTGTCCCGATGCGCGGCCGAGCAGGCCAGGGTGGAAGCCCGGCGCACGGCTACGCCGCAGCCTGACCTGTTGGGAGCGGCGTAATGCGCGACTACGGAAAGATCCACACCGGGTTCTGGGCCAGCGAGACGATGCTGGGGCTGGAATCCGATGCTCGCCTGCTGGCGATCTACCTGATGACGAGCCAGCACACGACGATGCTGGGTGCATTCCGGCTGCCCGATGCCTATGCCTGTGAGGATCTTGGCTGGGATTCGGAACGGTTCCAGAACGGTTTGGAAACCCTTTCGGAAGCCGGGTTCGTGAAGTACGACCGCGCGACCAAGGTCGTCTGGATCGTCAAGTTCGTGAAGTGGAACCGCCCGGACAATCCGAACCAGCAGAAGTCGATCGCCAAGCTTGCCCAGGCTCTGCCTGACTCGCTGGCTTTCAAGGATGAAATCCTCGCATCGATCGGAGTTTCCGAAACGGTTTCCAAACCGTTAGGAAACTCTCCTGTTCCTGCTCCTGTTCCTGTTTCTACTCCGGAGGGGATGCAAGGGGAGGTTCTGACCATCCCGCTGGCCGACGGTTCCGAGTACGCCGTGACCGATGCCGAGCTGGCCGAGTTCCGCGCCGCTTATCCCCGGATCGACGTGGTGGGCGAGATCCGCAAGGCCAGGGCGTGGGCGGTGGCCAACCCGCAGAACCGCAAGACGCGGCGCGGCACGCCGAAGTTCATCAACGGCTGGCTGAGCCGGGCGACTGAGCGAGTGCCGGCGCAGGTGCTGCAGCTGACCCAGCCGCAGCAGGCTGGCGGCGGAAGGAGGGCGCTGTGAGCAACGTTGCCCCAGCCTTCGCCGAGGAGGCCGTGATCGGCGGCCTGCTGCTGCAGAACGAGCGGTTCCACGACGTGGCACCGCTGATCGGCGCAGACCACTTCACCAGCCCGCAGCGCGCTCGGATTTTCGGACTGATCCGCGATCGCGTGCTGGCCGGCGAAGACGCCGACACCGTGACCATCGGTGAGGCTTCCCCGGAAGACTTCGACTACGCCGTCCACCTCGCGTCTACGGTTCCGAGCGCCTCGGCCGCGCTGGCCTATGCCGAGATCGTCCGCGAGAACTGGCGCCGCCGCGAGGCCGTGGCTGTTGGCCTGCAGCTGGTGTCTGCTGCCCGCGCCGGCGAGGAGGACGCGGTCGACGTGGCCGCCGGCCGGCTGCTAGCGCTCAACGCCGTGGTGACTGCGTGCGAGTACACCGGTAAGCAGGCGCTGCAGCAGGCATGGCGCGAGGTCGAGCGCAACCACGCATCCGGCGGTCGTCTGCCGGGCATCCCGACGGGCTTGGCCGCGCTGGACGAGATCCTGGGTGGTTGGCACGACAGCGACCTGACGATCATCGGTGGCCGGCCCGCCATGGGCAAGACAGCGTTCCTCGGTGGCCTGATCGAGGCGGCGGCGGATGCCGGCAAGCGCCCTGGCGTCATCAGCGCCGAGCAGCCGGCCGTGCAGCTGGCCCTGCGCCGCCTGTCGCTGGTGTCGTCCGTCGCCGCCTCTCGCCTTCGCAGCGGGCAGCTGGAGGACGAGGATTGGGGCCGGCTGCAGTCGAGCATGGGCCAAGCCATAGCGCGCGACATGTGGATCTACGACCGCTCGGCCGTGACGCTGGACGAGCTCGTCGGTATCGCCCGGAAGTGGAAGCACACCCACGGCATCGGCTGCCTGTTCATCGACTATGCACAACGCATCACTGTGCCCCGCGCGGACCGCATCACCGAGGTTTCGCAGGTGGCGCGCGGCATGAAGAATCTCGCCCGTGACCTGCAGATCCCGGTCGTCGCGCTGGCACAGGTGGTGAAGGGCGTCGACCAGCGGGTAGGGGACAAGCGTCCGACCGCCGGCGACCTGGCCAACAGCGACGAGCTGACCCGCGAGGCCGACCAGATCCTGATGCTGTACCGGGACGAGGTCTACAACCGCGAAACGCAGGACCGCGGCATCGCCGAGATCCTGATCGAGAAGAACCGGCACGGGCCGACCGGGTTCAAGAAGGTGGCCTTCCTCAGCGAAACCATGCGCTTCGCCGACCTGGGGAGGGAGTTCTGATGGTCCCGGCTTACGAACTGGAACGCGCCCGCCAGACCGGCCGGTGGATGCGCGACGCGCACAAGGACCGCAATTCGGTCCCGCTCTACGCCATGGGCGAGGACGGGCTGGCGCTGCGCCAAGCATGGCTAGCCGGCTACGACGAACGAGACGAGCAGATCAGGAGGAAGCGGGGATGAGGTTTCTGCGGAAGTACCCGAAGACGGGGATCAGCGTTGCAATGGTGTTGATCAATTCCCCGTTCGCCTTATCAGGCTTTGGGGTTAACACCTTTCTGTGTGGAGCGTTCTCCGTGTTCGCGCTGTGGGACTACTGCGAGGAGAGGAAATGAAGCGCACCTTCCTGATCGACCCGCAGACCAACCGCAACTGGCCGCAGGTGCTGTCCAACGTCGTGAGCGGTATCAATGACTGGATCAGAGGCGGCCCGGTGCAGATCACCCTGGACGAGCCGAAGCGGACGCTGGACCAGAACGCGGCGATGTGGCCGGCGCTGAGCGACATCGCTAGGCAGGTGCCGCTCGTGATCACCCGCCGCGACGGCAGCACCAGGCAGGCCACGCCCTACGACTGGAAGGACGTGCTGACCGCAGCGTTCGAGGAAGAGACCGAGTGGGCACCCGGCCTGCGCGGTGGCGTGGTGATGCTCGGCGCCCGGACCAGCAAGTACAGCCGCCGGAAGATGGGCGACTTCCTCACCTTCATCCACGCCGAGTTCTCGGACCGGGTGCGCTGGTCGGACAGCGCGGTGGAACGACTGGCGCAGTTCGCGCCGACCAACAGGAGGGCAGCGTGATGGACGCCATCGAGAAGCGGGCGCGGGAGCTGCTGGATGCCGAGCTGCGAAAGCTTGGGCTGCACGAGGACGCCTATCACGTTGGATGCGGTGCTGGCCTCGACAGGAACGATCAGGCCGCGATCAGCGCCATCGCCGCCGCCCTCTCGCCGCCCGAGGGCTACGTGCTGGTGCCGGTGGAGCCAACAGAGGCCATGCAGATTGCAGTCGAGAAAGCCAACCCATGGCTGATCCGCTATGAAGCTCCAGAAATTTGGGCCGCCATGCTCGCCGCTCGCCCGGAGGTGAAGCTGTGATGCCGTTCCCTCTACAGGCTTTGCGAACGGATATTGCCATGCAGTTGGCGATCCGCAGTCGCGGGATGGCGAACTCCCTAAATCCGCTGGATCACCCGTGGAACTTTGATTCCGCCACGGTGGCGAAGCACCGGCTTCGCGCGGTTGTTCGTTCCGACAGGGAGGTTTGTCAGACGGCCCGGTGGCGTCTGCGCCCGAGCTATTTCGGAAGTAAATCTGACTTGGCCAAAGCGCAGCTGGAGATGCTCGCCGGCCGAGAGGCCTTATTCCGCGGGAAGCGCGTAACGCGTGAGGAGCTTTCGAGGATGAGGAAGCCTCGCTACCGGTGGGAGGTGCGCCGATGAACTACCGCGACCGCGCACTGCTGGACCTCGCCTACCAGCTCAACTGCACCCTCCAGATCGAAGGGGTGTGCGAGGGCGGCCCGGGCGAGCCATGCCATAGCAACCAGTCCCGACACGGCAAGGGCGGCAGCATCAAGGCGCACGACTGCTTCTTCGCGAGCGGCTGCCGGAGCTGCCACCGCGAGCTCGACCAGGGGAAGCGCTTCACCCGCGAGGAGAAGGCCGAGATCTGGCAGCGGGCCCACGACCTGACCATGTTGCAGCTGTGGCAGCAGGGCTACCTGCGGGTGCGCGCATGAGGATCCTGGCCATAGACCCCGGCACCGAGGAAAGCGGGTGGTGCTTGCTGCAGAACGGCAGTGTTCTCGAATCTGGCGTGATGCCTAACCAGGAGCTGCTGGGTGTAGTGGCTGGCTATCGCCGCTACGGCGAGGATCAACTGGCCATCGAGATGATCGCCAGCTACGGCATGGCAGTAGGCCGGGAGGTATTCGAGACTTGCGTGTGGGTCGGGCGCTTCCAGCAGGTGTGGCGGCACCCGGACGCCGTCCGCCTCGTCTACCGACGCGACGTGAAGCTGCACCTGTGCGGCAACGCCAAGGCCAAGGACGCCAACATCCGGAAGGCGCTGCTGGATCTGATCGGGCCGCAGGGGACCAAGAAGGCGCCCGGGCCGACCTACGGCGTCAAGTCACACGCGTGGGCTGCGCTGGGTGTCGCCGTCACCGTGGCCGGCATCACGCCCGAGTCGAGGAGGGCGGCGTGACCCCGACCTTCAGCCAGTACACCACGCCGGAGCTAGAGATCGTCGCCAGGATCGATCACGAGCTGGCCAACGAGATCTTCAGCCTGCACCGGAAGGGTTACGACGTGCGCGAGGTGCTGCACGAGGCCCGCGCGTTCAAGACCGAGGCGCAGCTGATGCGCCGCGAGATCAACCGCAGGAAGGCACGCCCATGAGCCAGGTATCCCAACCCCGCACCGGAGGTCGAAACATGGCCGCATCCGTTGAAGCTCCGCGCCGCACCGGTACAACTGAGGGTGTTCCGTTCCGGCAGGTCTGGAAGCCGCGCGTGGTCTGCGTGGTCGACCCGACCAACCCGGCAGATGCCCTGAACGCCATCCTTCCACGAATCGCAGAGAACCAGCGCGGATGCACGGTAGCCAGCTTCCTACTGATCAACCCGGAGACCTCGCAGGCTTTCGTCCTGGCCGAGGACAAGCCGGTGGCCGTGGAGATGGCCCGCAAGGGCGAGAAGTCTCCGTACTGGCCGTGGTTGGTGGGCAAGTACAGCTTCCCCCGTGTGACCGCCGAGGCCTTCGCGAACGTGCTGGAGGACATGCTGGAGCATCTGGGCATCGCCACGCCGGCGCCACGGAAGCGGCCGTTGCCCGTGCAGCTCGACCTGTTCGACCTGTCTGGGCACGCCGCGTGACCGCGTACATGCGGCCCTCTACCGAGGCAGGTATCGGTAGCCCCAGCTGGCAGGTGGGTAACAGCCAGCACCGAGGGAGCAGGGTGCCGCGTTGCGGCGGCGGAACCGGACGCCACGCCGGGGCCGTGACCACTTTCCCCTGTGGGACCGAGGAGGCCCTGTCGTGAGCCTGGACCCGATCACGCAGGGCCTGCAGCACCTGGCCGGCCAGTTCAGCCTGACCCGCCAGGAGTGGCGAGACCACCACTGCGGCGGTGACTCGCTGCTGGACGCGCTGGTGAGCCACGGCTACGCGCAGGAGCAGAACGATCGCTTCGGCATCACCCGGCAGGGGCAGGTGCGGCTGCAGGCGGAGGTGGCCGGTGAATAGCTGTGGGCCTTGGGTCAGTCTCGCGTTCGCCGCAGGCATGGCTTGCGGCATGGTGGTGCTCGGACTGGCCGTGTGGGTTGGCACCATGGTCGGACGAGGAGGGCGCCATGAGTGAGCTGCACAGCGTCTTCCTCCACAAGGGGTTCCTGAAGCGCGTGGTTGTGGATCTCGGGATCGATTACGAGAGCTTGCCGACCGAAAACGGTCAGAAGTACTACGACTGGGTTGGAGGCGGCATTCGGTATTGGGATGGCTGGCGGGAGATGCCCCTTGGCCGGTAAGCAGCCCAAGGCCGGCACGGCCAAGAAGCGGGCGAAGGCCAAGCCGAAGTCTGCCGCCGCCAAGCCGGGGCGCCCCAGCAAGTACAGCCAGGCCGTGGTCGAATCCATCTGCGAGCAGCTTGCCACCGGTGTGCCGATGGCCCAGATCTGCCGACAGGACGGCATGCCTGCCTACCGGACCGTGAAGGACTGGATGGACGAGGACAGCGAGAGGGGCCGCCTCGTATCCGCAGCCATCGCGCGCGCGCGCGAGGAAGGCTTCGATGCGATCGCCGCCGACTGCCTGGAGATCGCTGATGATGGCAGCCGCGACTACACGCAGACCACGGACGGGCGCATCGTCCCCGACCACGACCATATCCAACGCTCCAAGCTGCGCATCGAGACGCGATTGAAGCTGCTGGCCAAGTGGGACCCGAAGCGCTACGGGGAGAAAATGCAGCTGGCCGATGCTGATGGCGAGAAGCTGCCGGCCCCGCCGCCGTTCTACGTGATGGGCGTTACCCCGGCCAAGCAGGGCGAGTGACCGTGTCGGCCCAGCCGAACCCGCTGGCACGGCACACTCCGGTGCACATCCCGGCCAAGCTGCTGCCGGTGCTGAAGCCGAAGCAGTTCAAGGTGCTGTACGGCGGCCGTGGCTCGGCTAAGTCGCACACCGTGGCGCAGATCCTGGTGATGCTGTCGATGCAGGCTAAGCACCGCATCCTGTGCGTGCGCGAGATCCAGAAGTCGATCGCCCAGTCCTCCAAGCGGGTCATCGAGGACTACATCAACCGGATGGGCCTGTCGGCCTACTTCAAGATCAACAAGCAGGGCGAGGACCAGATCACCTGCATCCTGACCGGTTCCACGTTCAGCTTCACGGGCCTGCAGGACCACACCGCCGACAGCATCAAGTCGTTCGAGGGCGCGACGATCGTGTGGGTGGAGGAGGCGTCCAACGTCTCGGCCAACAGCTGGAACAAGCTGATCCCGACCATCGTCCGCACGACCGGCGCCGAGATCTGGGTGACCTTCAACCCTGACCAGCAGGACGACTACGCCTACAAGCGCTGGGTGCTGGGCAACGACCCGGACGCGATCGTCATCCAGATCAACTGGCTGGATAACCCGTGGTGGAACCCGGCGATGGAGACGGAGCGGCTGAAGACGCTGGCCGTGTCGCAGGACCTTCACGACCACATCTTCGGTGGCCAACCCCGGGCTAAGGCCGGCATCCTGTTCAAGCGTCACTGGTTCAAGCGCTTCAACCTGGGCGACGAGCCGAAGGGACTGCGCAAGTACCTGGCCAGCGACTACGCCGGCGCGCCGGACCCGGACGACCCCGAGGCTGACCCCGACTGGACCGAGCATGGTTGTGCCGGCCTCGACCACGTGGGCGACATGTGGTTCGTGGACTGGTGGAGCGGCCAGGAAGACCCGTCGGTGTGGATCGCCGCCCTGATGCAGATGGGCAGGCGCAACAAGCCGGTGATGGCGTTCGAGGAGATGGGCGTCATCCTGCGCACCACTGATGGCGCCATCCGCCGCGCGGCCAAGGCCACGCAGACGTTCGTTCACCGGGTGCCGCTGGCGAGCGCCGGCAGCAAGGCCGACCGCGCTCTGGGCTTCGCTGCCCGCGCTGCCACCGGGTCGGTGCACATCCCGAACACCGAATGGGGCGACCGGCTGATCGACCAGCTGTGCGCCTTCACCGGTGAGGACGGGCGCCGCGACGACATGGTGGACGTGTGCAGCCTGTTCGGCCGTGGAATCGATCTGATGGCCGATGGCAGCCTCCCGCCCGAGGCCAAGCCGGCTCCGCCTGCACCGTTCACAGACCCGTGGTTCAAGCAGCGCGACGCCGCCGACCGCGACGAGGACGAGAAGACGGCGCGCTACTACCGTTGATGCCTCTGGCAGCTCGGGCACCTTGGGGCCAGTTCGCACACCGGCCCGACCATGGCAGACCAACCCATCGCAGCACTCGAAACCGGGATCGCGGCCGCCGCTGATCCCGATCCGGCGCGCGCCAAGCAGATCAGCCGCATGCAGGCCGACGTGAAGCGCTGGATGGCCCGCTTCGAGGAGGCCCGCGAGTTCGACAAAGACGCCCGCCAGCAGTACGTGAAGGACCGGCGCCAGGCGCGCGGCGATTCCGGCTTCCTGGTCGACGCCAACCTGATCGGCACCTACATCGACATCCAGGAGGCGTTCCTTTACGCCCGCAACCCGGACTTCGACGTTTCTCCCGGCCCGGCGCACCGCATGCCGACGCCTGAGCAGCTGCGGGACATCATCGAGTCCGACGAGCAGGTGATGGCCGGTATCCAGCAGCAGGCCGAGCAGGACGCGATGGAGGTCGGCCGGCAGATTGCCGTGCAGCAAACGGCCATGGGTGTGCCACCGGAACAGGCCTTCGAGCAGGGCCAGCAGGCGCAGGAGAGCTACCTGGCCACCGGCGTAGTGGAGAAGCTGGTGGCCGACGAGGTCCTGAAGCTGCGCAAGCAGTACGCCAAGCGCTCGCGGGAGATGAAGCAGTTCGCCGAGACGCTGGAGGCCGTCGGCACCCAGATGTGGAAGGACGCGCAGCTGAAGCGCCGCGGCCGTCCGTGGGTCCGCTCGTCGCTCACCATCGGCCCCGGGGTGCTGAAGGCGACGTGGCAGGAGCGCACCGAGATCTCGCCCGAGACGCAGACCGCGATCAACGACCTGCAGCAGAACATCGCCCGGGCCAAGGCGCTGCAGAAGGAGCTGGAAGACGGCACCGCCGGCTATGGCGCCCGTGCGTGGGACACGGTCAAGGGCGTGTTCGGGAACAACGAGGAGGCCAAGATCGCCGACCTGGAGCGACAGCTGGCCGCCATCCAGAACGGGGCCGAGCGCGTGGTCGCCCGCGGCTACGCGATCGACAACGTGGCCGGCGAGAACTTCCAGGTGGCACCGGGCTTCACCATCGCCAACCACGTCGATGCGCCCTGGAACGCCGAGATCTCCTATCCGTCCTACGAGGACGCGCTGGCCGAGCATGGTCCGTACCTGGCGCAGTTCGACAAGGACGGCAACGCCGAGAACATCCTGCGCAAGGCCGTGCGCTACGCACCGCGCAAGCCGTGCATGGGCAAGAACGAGAGCGTCGGCTTGACCGGAAACGCGGCCACGGCTGAGGAGGCCGATGCCTACACCACGAACACCGACGGCGGCGCCAATGGGTGCTACGTGCGCCGCATCGAGATCTGGGACGCGGAGAGCAACACCGTCCTGACCGCGATCACCGGCGTTCCGTTCTGGGTCAAGCCCGCCTTCAACCCGCCAGCCACGACCCGGTTTTACCCGTATTTCGTGATCTGCACGTCCGAAGTGGACGGCCAGCGCCACCCGCAGAGCCTGGTCAGCCGTTCGACCAAGCTCATGGACGAGTACAACCGCATCGGCTCGGCCGAGACTGAACACCGCCGCCGCATCAAGCCCAAGACGGCGTTCCACGCAGGCGCGATGGAGGCGGAAGAGGCGACGAAGCTCGCCAAGGCTGACACCGGCGAGATGGTCCCCCTCAACGTGACCCAGCCGAGCGCAGACCTGCGCACGCTGTTGGTCCCGATCACCTACCCGCCGATGGACCCGGCGGTTTACGACCGCACGCGCATCCTGGCCGAGCTGGAGCGCATCTGGGGCGTGCAGGAGGCGCTGACGGGCTCCATCAACACGGCCAAGACCGCCACCGAGGCGGACATCCAGCAGCAGGGTTTCCAAGCGCGCAGCAGCAGCCGCCGCGACAACATGGAATCGGTCCTGAGCGAGCTGGCCGAATACACCTGCCAGATCGCCCGCGTCTACCTGACCGACGAGGACGTGCGCTTTATCGCTGGTCCGACCGCATTCTGGCCGCCCTACATGGGGCCGGATGACCTGGCCGAGTTCGTGCGCATCGAGATTCGCGCCGGTTCGTCGGGTAAGCCGAACACCGCGATGGAGCGCCAGTCGTGGGCCAACCTGCTACCGCTGCTGCAGACCGGCATTACCCAGATCGGCCAGCTGCGCGGCGCGTCGCCCGACGCGATCGCCGACGCGCTGGAGCAGCTGATGCGCCTGACCGCCGAGCGCAGCGGTGAGCGCTTCGACATCGACCAGCTCATTCCCCAGAACGACGGCACGCAGCCGGCGCTGCCCGCACAGGCCGTGCCCGGCAGCGCGCCGCCTCCGCAGGGTGGAAACGCCGGCCAGCAGCCGCCGGTACCGCCCGCGCCTCCCGGTGGCTCACCGGCCGGCGTTCCCCTCGCAGCAGCCTGATAGGAGCAACAAATGAACGAGAGCATCAATTCCGCTTGTTCCCCGGCAGAAGAGTTCGAAGCCGAAGGATTGCGTGATCGCCTGCGCATTACCGAGAGCCAGATCGCGCAGCTGGAATACGCCATCGGTCAGCTCGCCAGCCGACTGTCACCAGTTCTGCGCCCGGAACTGGCCGATCCGAAGTCCGAGGCATGCAGTGCAACGCCCCAGCCGGTTCGCAGCCCCTTGGCGCAGGAAGCGCACCGACAGGGCCTGCGCATCTACCAGGCGCACCGCGACCTGCACTCCATCGAACAGCGGCTTGCCCTGTGATGGGTAGCACCCCGCGTCACCACCCACTGACGCTCGCCATCTGGCGGGTATTCGCAACCTGGAGCAAGTGATGAACGTCGACGCAGACACCCCGGCCGCTGCGCCGGACACCACCCCGACCGACCAGGCCGCCGACGTCATGGCAGCACTGGACGCCGGCATTGCCGCTGCCGATGCTGAGGCTGCGCCTGCCGCTGATGCAGTACCGTCGGATGCCGCCCCGGTCGCCGATGCGGATGCGCCCGCGGCAGACGACCCGAACGCTGCTCCGCCCGCTGACGGCCATCCTCCGGCACAGCCGCAGGAAGGCGCTCCCCCGGCGGATGACCAGCCGGCCGCTGCCGATGAGGATGAGCCGCAGCCCGACGCCGACACCGAGGCGGAGATCGCGTCGCTGGGCCTGAAGGAGAAGTCGGCCGAACGGTTCCGCGGCATGGCCGCCGAGATCAAGGAGCTGGCGCCGCTGCGCGAGGCCATGAAGGCTGCGGGCATCGAGGACGTGGCCCGCCTGCCGGAGCTGGTCCAGCGCTCGAAGGTCGGCGAAGACATGGTGCAGATGGTCGTGGAGACTGGCGCCAGCCCCGAGCAGTACGGCATGGCGCTCGACTACCTGGGCCTGATCGGCAAGGCGCAGCAGGGCGATCTGGTCGCAGCCGAGAAGGCCTACGAGGTCATGGGCAAGGAGTATGCCGCGCTCGCCAAGATGCTGGGCAAGGAGGCGCCCGGCATCCACGACCCGCTGGCCAACCACCAGGACCTTCGTGCCGAAGTCGAGGCCGGCGACCTGCCGCGCGCCCGTGCCGTCGAGATTGCCGGCCAGCGGGACCGTGCAGCCTACACGGGCAACGTCGAGCGACAGCGCACCGAGAGCCAGCAGGCGGCGGAGCAGGCCGAACAGCGGGGCATCCAGTGGCTGCAGCAGTTCGACGCCGAGATGGCGCAGGAAGACCCCAGCTATGCGGCAAAGCGCCCGCAGCTGAACGAGGCCGTTCGCCAGATCCGCGAGCAGTACCACCCCAGCGAATGGGCACAGCGAACGGCGCTGGCCTATGCGCGCATCCAGACGCCGGAGGCGGCAGCGCCGGCCGTTGCCGCGCCCGCCGCGCCGGTCCAGCCGCGCCCGGGTCCGGTGCGCCCGAGCGGCCCGCGTCCGGCGATGGACCCGACCACCTTCGCCAGCCCGATGGACGCGCTGGAGTACGGTATCCAGCAGGCCACCAACCGCTGAGCAGAGCCAAGCTCTGTCCTGACAAGACCCCGCTCCGGCGGGGTTTCTTGTGTCCGTTGACGCATCTCGCAACAAGGGCAATCTGGCCCTGCGGCTGACAACCGCGCCACGCAGCAGTACGCCGGAGTCGCGCCCGGTAGGGCAGTGAGAGGCCTCGCCCCCCTCGGACGTGGATGGAAGCAAGACACCCATTCCCCTTCGAGGACACCCTCATGCCGTTCACCACCGCGCAGATTGCGCAGGGCGCGAACTACTCGCTCGAGTCCTACGCGACCAACGATCCGATCGACCAGATCAACATCGCCCACACCACCCTGGACCTGCTGGTCAGCAATAAGGAGGTGTCGTACTTCGGTAACGGCATCTACAACGAGAAGCTGTTCATCTCGAACGACAGCAACTACCAGAACTACAGCGGCGCCGACCAGGTCACCTACAACGAGCGTGACCCGAACCGCTTCGCCAAGTTCCAGTACTACAGCAACCACGAGGGCTTCTGGTTCGATGAAGACCGCCTGATCGCGGCCGGCATCACCATCGATGACTCCGGCGCCGGCGTTCCCTCCTCGTCGGAGAAGGAGCAGCTGGTCAACCTGCTGCAGTCGAGCTGGACCGCCATGAAGAATGGCCTGCAGGAAGGCCTGGCGCTGGAAACCCTGCAGAACGGTTCGCAGTCGGCCAAGGCCGTTCCGGGCCTGGACCACATCGTCTCGACCACCCCGGGCACCGGCGACATCGTCGGCGGCATCAATGCCAGCACCAGCACCTACTGGCGCAACAACGCCAGCATGGCTATCGCCTCGGGCGGCATCGTCGCAGCGCTGGACGCCATGTGGGACGCGTGCATCCGCTACGGCGGCGCCATGCCGACCGACATCCGCTGCGGCCAGGCGTTCCTCAACGCCTACAAGGCTGAGACCACCACCAAGGTTGACCGGCAGATCATCGTCAACCAGCAGGGCGGCACCGGCATGGATCCGTCGATCACCCGCGTGTTCTACAAGGGCATCGAGCTGATCTGGGATCCGACCTTCGAACTGCTGGACGCTCGCCTGGGCGCGATCACCTACCCGTGGACCAAGCGCTGCTACCTGCTGAACCGCAACTTCATCAAGTTCCGCCCGCTGAAGGGCCACTGGATGAAGAAGCGCAAGCCGGAAAAGCTGCCGGACCGCTACGTGACCTACTACGCGCAGACCAACAAGTACGGCATGACGGCCAAGAAGCGCAACGTCCACGCCGTGCTGTCCATCGCCTGATCGGGCATGGCCTGATCCGAGTGTCCCGGCTCCGGCCGGGCGCTCATGGGAACCCCATCCGGCTACAGGAGCCATCCCCATGAAGTCCACCCCGATCACCAACACCGCGTTCAAGACCGGCAACAGCCCGTTCCTGCGCGGCGGCAGCGCCACCTTCTCCAACTTCGCCGACACCGCCGCAACGCTGCAGGGCTCGGACACCGAGACCGGCACGTACACCACGCTGGCAACCCTGGCTGCGAACGGGCAGACCGAGGTCCAGAACCTGCCGCAGTGGATCAAGTTGTCCGCTGCCGGCACCGTCTACATGGCGGCTGGCTGACCTTCCGCGGCCTCTACACGGGGCCGCTCACCCATTCCCGAGGAGGGAACATGAGCAAGGAAACCATCATCGTCCCGGTAGTGCAGGCGACGATCCAGCGCAGCGAGTACGTCACGATCTCCGACTCGTTCCCGAAGCATGAGCTGCCGATCCTGGAGCTGATCCACGGCGAGGACAACGTGGTCGTGACCGACCCGGACTACTTCGCATTCGAGCTTCCGAACAACGCCACGCAGGAATTGCAGCGCATCTACACCAAGTACACCGACAAGTACCGGCCGGTGGTGGACCAGGTGTTCCCGCGCGGCGCCCGCGACGTCGCTTCCGAGCTGGGTATGGATGTCGGCAAGGACACTTTCAGCAAGCAGTCCGAGGCTGTGATCGAAAGCCGGCTGCCGCCGCGCCCGACCGCTGCCGCCAGCCTGAGCCGTCTCGCGCCGGAAGACGATGGCGACGACCAGCCCGAGCTGACCCATGCCGAGCTGCGCGAAGAGCTGACCCGCCTGGGCATCGACCACAAGGGCAACGCGCCGAAGGCCGAGCTGCAGGCGCTGTACGACGCCGCGCAGGCCGGCGCCGGCACTCTGGGCGGCTGATCGCCAGCACCACGCGGTAACCCGACGGGCTGGGGAAACCCGGCCCGTCTCCACAAGAGGGCTCCCATGAGCATCACCGACGGCATCCAATGCGCCTGCTCCAGCACCGACGGGAACGCCACGCTGGCAGAACTGCGCAAGCGGCTGATGATCCGGCTGGGCTTTGCCGCGCAGGCGAACAACCCGCCGCCGGGCATGAAGGAGCTGCTCAACGACTTCCTGCAGAGCGCGCAGGTGGCGCTGTTCCGGCGCCCCACCGGTGAGTTCCGCAACGAGCGTTGGTTCTCCTGGCCGCTGGTGGCCGGCCAGCGGCTGTACGACTACCCGGACAACGACGAGAAGAATGCCCCGCAGTCCTGCCCGGCGACGCTGGACCCGCGCAAGGTGACCTGGGTCGGCCGTGAGCGTGATGGCGTCTGGTCCGAGATGCACCAGGGCATCAACCCGCGCAGCTACACGACCAGTGAGCTGACCGGCTTGCCGCAGCGCTACGAGTTCCGCAACTGCATCGAGATCTGGCCGGCGCCCGACGAGACGCTGGGCAATCTGGTCATCAAGGGCAAGTTCGACCTCAACCGGTTCACCGAGGACACGGATCGGACCACGATCGACAGCGAGATCGTGTTCCTGCTGGCGCTGGCCAACGGCAAGGCGCACTACCGGCAGGCGGACGCTCAGGCCTACATCCAGCAGCTGGAGGTGATGATCACCAATCTGGTTGCAGGCACCCACGCCACGGCGCGGTACATCCCCGGGCCGCCGGCGGGTGAGGGCGTCTATGTGCCGCCTCGCCCGGAGGTACCGTTCCCGTGACCGGCCGCATTGTCACCCTCAACGCCTCCAAGGGCGGCATCAACCGGCTCCGGACGAAGGGCGGGGCAGACCCGAACACCCTGTACGACCTGGTCAACGGCTACGTCGATCAGGACGGCGTGCCGCGGTCGCGGCCGGGCACCAAGAACAAGAACACGCTCCCCACCGGGGCGACGAAGGGCCTGTGCGCCTACGACGGTAAGCTGATCGTCTTCAGCCATGAGCCGCAGACCATCGCAGCCAGCACACCGGTGGTCGAGTGTGAGGTGCTGAAGCACCCGAACACCCCAGACCTGCCGATCAAGGAAATCCACTTCGCCGGCCCGTTCCTCGGCTACCTGTATGTGGTGCCCGAGTTCGTCAATGGCGACGTCTTCCACTACTGGCTGCAGCGCGGCACAACGTGGGAGCCGGCGAAAATCTACCTGCCAGGGTCGTTGGTGACGCCCGCATCGCCCAACGGCATCGCCTACCAGCTCGACAGCGGCACCGAGCAGTTCCAGGTGTGGGTGCGCAACGTCGCGCGCGCGCTGGGAGACAAGGTCGTTCCCACCGTCGACAACGGCTATTCCTACACGGTCACCGACGCGTTCGGGCCGGCACCCCGTTCTGGCGCCACCGAGCCGTCCTGGCCGGCATCGCCGGGCGCAACCGTGTTCGAAGACAGCGATGTGGCCAACCCGACGCCGATCCCCGGTGAACAGTCCGGCAACCAGCTCCCGCCGGATGTGACGGACCGCTATGGCAGCAGCGGCGGTAACAGCCCTTGGCGCTACGCCAATCAGGAGGCGCAGTAATGGCCGCTCCCTTCTGGCAGCCCGGCACCCTGTATCTGCCCGGGGATCTGGTCCAGCCCATCACCCAGCCGGCACCGAACAACCCGCAGGTCATCAACGGTTACTTCGAGCAAGGGACCACAGGCTGGACGTTCTCCGGCGACGCTTCGCTCTCGACGTCGCACGGTTACGGCAGCCCGAATTGCGTCCAGCTGCCTGGCAACAAGCCAGACGGTGTCGCCCTGAACAACGCGCAGCTCGTCGTGCCAGTCGGCGGGCAGCTGACTGCAAACTCGATGATCCAGCAGGGGGCGTCGGTCGCCGGCGCCACGGCAGGCTGGACCGAGATTCGCTGGTATGACTCGCTAAACACGTTGCTGCAGACGGACAAGGGCAACGTGGTCGACAGTGGTTCTGGCGGCGCATGGCACCAGTCCACGGTCACCGCGACGGCACCGGCCTCGGCGGCCTATGCCCGTGCCGCAATCCACCTGACCTCGGTGGCCGACCACAACCACGAGATCTTCGGCGACAACCTCGTTGTGAGCGGCGCAACCGCAGGCCTGCCCGAAGGGCTGGTCTACAAAGCAGTCCAGACCGAGTCGGGCACATCGGGCAGCAGCGAGCCGGCCTGGCCGGGCATCCTCGGCCAGCAGGTCATCGACAACGAGGTGATCTGGGAGGCGGTGACCACCAGCCGTGTGGTGTGGACGGCCTCACCGCGTTACGTGAGCGGTGCCACCGAGCCAGTGTGGCCAGTCGATATTGGCGCGATGGTCCGTGACGGAACGATCAACTGGCGAGCAATCTCACGCAGGGTTGAAGACGAAAAATGCCCCCAATCGAAGGTGGTGGCTATCGTCGCCAGCAAGGTGTTCGCGGCAGACAAGGACATCGTGCGCTACAGCGCTACGGCCAATCCGCTGGACTGGTCCACGGCTGACGACGCCGGCTACCTGCCGACCGGCCTGCAGCAGGCCAACGCGAACAACATGGCGGTGCTGCAGCAGTACCGCGCCAATCTGGTTGCGCTCAACGCCAGCAGCTTCCAGAACTGGCAGGTGGACCCGGATCCGGCCTCCATGGACATCCTGGACCAGATGGACGGCGTCGGCTCTGTGTGGCCGAAAGCTGCCGTTCCTGTGGCGAATGACCTGTTCTACCTTGCAACGCTTGGCGTGCGGACGGTTGGTATCGCGAACGCGGCCGAGAACCTGTCGGCTGGAGACGTCGGCGCGCCGATTGACGTGCTGGTCCAAGAGGCGATGCAGGAGAGTGACGCCAACAATGGGAAGATGCTCGGGACGTACTACCCGAGCGCCGGGCAATACTGGCTGTCGGCCTCGGAAGTCCCGGCTCCGGAGCAGACAGGCGTGATCCCGGCCGTGATCGGGGCCGAGGTCAGCCACACGATCACCATCCCCGACGCGTATCAGTCGGCGTACATCTTCCCACTCGCGGATGGAGGCATAGGTGCCGCCTCCGCGCCAGATGGACTCGACAGCGGTGGAATTTTTGGCCACCGGAAGTACAACAGCGTTCTTTCGCCCAAGGAAGACTTTCAACAGTCGATCTGGGGAGGAACGTCGACGGGCGACTCTCGTTTGTTCCTTCGCGGCATGCGTGAAGATCTCGCGGCGATCAGCGCCGATGACAATTTTGGATATTGCAAGCAGCTGGCCGGTGGAACCTACAAGGGCTACTTCCAGCCAACCGGGCTTGTTCCGACATGGTGGTACAACGAGCAGGGCTATGCGCCGGAATTCGGCGGATTGGTTTGGTTCTCCGATGATTCGGTATACATCGGCGTTCGGCGCACCTCCCAGGCATTCAACGCTATCTACCGTTTCCCGATCGGGGCGGGTGGGGCTGGCATAGCGAATAGCGCTTCCTATACGCCAGTGGGTTCTGCCACCACGCCTTACTTCTGGATGACGCGCGCTCGCTCTGGCGAGATCCACGTCGTCACGCAAGACAGTCGCTTTAAGACGTTCAACGAAGCGTTGGAGCTGCTGGATGATCGGCCTTTTGGCCTGTCTCTGGATGGGTTCAGGGGCTTCGGCGTCGACAGGGGAATCATCTGCGCCGTATACGGTGGGTCCTCCACAAGCTCGGCAGGATGCCAGTTCGCACGGGTAGAAGATTGGTCGCTGCAGGGCTCCAAGATCCTAAATGCAGCCATGAGCGGCAATGAGTCGACGCGCGTGCTGTTCGATGACCAGTCCTGCTACATCCAGTGCCGAAACTGGGTAGGCCGGGTGCAGTACTCGCCCGAGATCAAGGTGTATAGGCACACCAGTACGGTCTTCGTTTACACGATGAGGGGAACCGGAAAGCAGGGAGCCTGGAGCCGCTATTTGTTCCCGTTCGCCGTTGATGCCTTCAGCCAGCTCGGCAACGATCTCTACATTCGACACGGGGATGAAATCAGCGCGGTCAGCGACTTTGCCTTGGGCGACGACGTTGGCGGCCAGACGATCCCGTTCGGTGGCACGGTCTGGTGGCCGTGGCTGGACTTCGGGACGCCGAGCGTCACCAAGATGATGGAGGGTTTCGACATCGTGAGCCAGGGCACGCCCAGCATCAGCATCGGCTACGACCAGCGGAACCTTGCCGCGTTCACCGACCCGTACACGGTCGACCCCGACACGCTGCCGGGCGGGGTGATCCCGTTCCCGATGTCGGCGCCGACCTTCAGCCTGCGCGTCGACTTCGCGCCGGGCAAGAAGTGGGCGCTGACGCAGGCGTCGCTGAGCTTCTTCGACCTGGGCAACGGGCCATGACTGTCACCGCCTCCAGCGACGTCCTGATTGAGGATCTGGCCTACCTGGCGCGCAACATGCGCCCGGACGAGATCGCGCAGGACCTGGCGATGACCGGCGCGGCCGAGTACGACCCTCAGCAGGCGATCCTGAAGATGGCGGCCGTGCCCGGCCCGAAGTTCGTCCTGCTGGCCGACGGCGTGCCTGTGGTTGCCGGCGGGTTCTGGCAGGTCCGCCCGGGGGTGTGGGAGGGCTGGCAGCTGGGCACGATGGCCGGCTGGGAGAAACACTGGCGCGCCATCACCAAGATCACGCGCAGGCTCAACGACAGGATGCTCGCCGAGCCGAACGTGCACCGCCTGCAGCTCTACGGCCAGGCCGGCCGCGACAAGACGTTCGAGTGGTACGAGCGTTCGCTGGGCTACCACCGTGAAGCCACCCTGAGCCGCTACTGCGCCAATGGCGACGACGCGGTCCTGTTCGCACGTGTCAAGGAGGCAGGCTGATGGCCGGCGGCGGCAATATCGGCAAGGGCAATTGGGCAGACCCGACGGGCCTGATCCAGAAGTCGGGCGCCAGCAAGATTCTGGACCCGCTGGGCCTGACCAAGACGGCCAAGCAGGGCGAGTCCGCTGCCGACGTGGCCGCGCGCATGGAGATGGAGCGCCAGGAGCGGATCCGCGAGGCTCAGGGCCGCATCAACCAGGTGTTCGACAACCCGCGTCGGGCCAAGGACATCGCCGATTTTGTATCGGCAACCCGTTCGAAGCTGATGGAAGACCTCAACCGGCAGAACACCGACGCGGCGCGCGAACTGAAGTTCTCGCTGGCGCGCGGTGGTCTGTCCGGCGGCAGTGTCAACGTCGACCAGAACCGCAGGCTCACCGACGAATACAACCGGGGCCTGATCAACGTGGAGGGCAGGGCGCAGGGCGCCGGCGCGCAGCTCGAAGCTGCCGATCAGGATTCCCGTGCGCGCCTCATCCAGCTGGCGACGTCTGGCTTGGACGCAACCACAGCTGCGTCGCAGGCTGCGGCCGGTCTGCGCTCCAACTTCGAGAACGCGAGGTCTCAGGCCTTCGGCGAGCAGCTGGGCGACCAGTTCGCGACCATCGGCGGGTTCGTGAAGAACCGCCGGGAGGAAGCGGCGCGGCGCCAGGCGAATCGGGACGCGAATTTCAACCTCTACGGCGGCGGTGCCGCATACGGCGGGTAACTCATGGGCCAGTTCATTCCCATCGCGATCGCTCTGGCCGGCACGGCGGCGCAGCAAGCAGAAACGCAGCGCGTCGAGCGCAAGCAGGACGAGGCGACCGCACAGGGCCTGCTGAACCAGTCGCGCCGCCAGCAGGAGGCCGATCGCCGCGTGAACGACGAGATCGCCCAGCTGGAGACCAGCACGGCAGCCGATGACCGAGCCCAGCGGCTGGGGCAGTACATGCAGCAGCTGCAGCGCGGCCAGCGGCAGGCTCTGTCGGGCTTGAACAGCCCGATCGGCGGTGCGACCTTCCAGTCTGATGCCGGCGCCGCGCGCGCCGGCGCAGACAACGCCGCGGCGACCACTGCCGGCCTGATGTCGCGCATCGACGCGCCGCAGCTGCAGCGGCAGCAGGAGGCATTCGGGTACGGCAAGCTGGCCACGGATTTGGACATGGAAGCGCGCGCGAGCCGCGGGCAGCAGTTCATCGACCAGCTGCGCCTGCGGCAGATCCGCCGGCGGCCCGAAGTCGATCTGCTGGCCGGCCTCGCCACTTCCGCCGGCGGCGCGATGGCTGGAGGCGGCGGCGGGTTCGCCGCGGCAGCCCCACGAGCAGGCGCCAACTTCTACGGGTCCTACGATCCACTCACCACGGGGTACGCCTGATGGCCAATCCATACCAGGCCGGGCAGGCTCTCGGCGCCGCGCTGTTCGGCAACACGCGCGATACCTACACGGATCAGCTGGGCCGGAACTACCAGGTCGAACGGGCGCTGCAGGAGGCCCGTCAGGCGCGTTCGAAGGCCGTGCTGGCCAACCAGATCAACGAGCAGCGGGCGCTGGTGAATCCGGAGCTGGTCAGCGGCGTGCTGGGCGGCGACGACACCGCCCGCGCAACGCTTGGCAGCATCGCGCTGCTGGCCAACGATCGATTCGACGCGGGGCAGCTGAACGACGTACTCGGTGCCGCTGCGCGCAGCTCCGCCCGTGATGCCGCGTTGGGCGGGAACTGGGAGGCTGCGAATGCAAACCTCATGGCCGTGGCCAACGGACCGCAGGAGCTGGGGGCCGTGCAGGGTCAGAACCTGCTGCAGAACCGCTTCAAGGAGGGCGGCGGCGGGATCTCGACCACCGAGCAGGGCCGGGCCGGTATCGCTGCCGACGCTGCCCGCGCGGCCGCCTCCTATGCCAGCGCCAACAGCTCCAATGCCAGCGCGGCACGCACCCGTCAGGCGGCCGGCATCGACGCGGCGAAGTTCGGGCTGGAGCGCAGCGGCCAGTGGAACCCTGGCGGCAAGTCTGCCGGCACGCTTGGGGACAGCAAGCCGTTGCCGGTCGGAGCGCTGAAGGACCTGCTGGCCGTGGAAGATGCCTTGGGCGGCACGGCCGTCCTCAATGACATCATCCAGAAGAATGCTGCGCGCTTGGCGGATGGCACCCTGAAGATCAGCCCACAGAACGCCGCGCTCTCTTGGGGCCGCACCGGTCTGGGCATCGCTACCGAGGGCGACGTCGCTCTCAATGAGTGGAAGTCGGACCTGACCAAGATCGTCAATGAGTCGTTGCGGCTCAACAAGGGCGTGCAGACTGAGGGCGACGCCCAGCGTGCAGCAAACGAGCTGATGTCTGCCAACGACCCCCGCACGGCTGCTGCTGCGCTCGCGAGGCTTGCCAAGTTCAACCGGCAGGCTGTGGAGCTCCATACCCGCAAGCAGGACATCATCAACGCAAACTACGGGCGCTCCAGCACGCCTGGTGTTGAGCCGAGGAGCTTCGGTGGGACACTCGGCGATCCGCCGGCCGCCCGTGGCCCTGGCCAGCCGGCCCAAGGCGGCCCGACGCCAGGAACCGTGCGCAATGGCTACCGTTTCCGGGGCGGCAACCCCGCCGATCGTAACGCGTGGGAGAAGATCTGATGGCCGGTCCGCTGCCGTGGGAGGAGTACCAGCAGCTGCAGGCCAAGCCTGCGCCGCGCGCGCCGCAGCCGGCCGAGGACGCTGGCCCCTGGACGGAGTACCAGGACATCCCGACCCTCGGGGCCGTAAAGGCGCTGCCGCCGGATTTCTCCGAGGTCACCGGCAGCGTTTCCAGCACCGCAGACGGCCGACAGGCTGACGGCTGGAAAGCCGGCGTTCCGCGCGACCTGGCGTTCGGCGCTCGTTCGGTGCTGCAGGGCATCGGCAGCCTGCTGGGTGCGGTCGGCGGCGACGCCCTCGGCGCGCTGGAGACCAAGATCACAGGCCGCCCCGTGGCCAGCTTCCGCGACAACGCCGCGACGCTGGGGGACACCCTGGGCCTGCCCAAGGCACAGACCGCCGGCGATCGCGTCCTCGGTGACATTGGCGAAGCGCTGACCGGTACCGCTTTGACCCTTGGCGGTGGTGGAGCGCTCACTGCTGGCCGTGCGGTAGCACCGACGCTTGCGCAGGCAGCGCCGGCTCCACGAGCGATTGCTACCCTCGGTGAGCGTGCCGGAGAGCTGCTGGCTGCTCAGCCTGCTCTGCAGGTTGCGAGCACCTTGGGTGGGTCTACTGCCGCCGGCGTCACCCGGGAGTCGGGCGGCGGCGCCGGTGCTCAGGCAGTCGCGGGCCTGCTCGGCGGCTTGGCCCCCTCTGCGGCCCTGACCGGAGCGCAGTCCGGCGTTCGTGGCCTGATGCGTGGCGGTGAGGCTGGTCGCCAGCAGCTGGAACAGGCCATCGATGACTTTGCTGTCCTGGGCGCGACCCCATCAGTGGGACAGGGGACTGGCAGGTGGTCGATGCAGGGGGCGGAAAGCCTGCTGAGCGGCGGTCCGACCAGCGGCGGCGTGATGCGCCGCTTTGCTGAGGCGCAGAACGAGCAGATCGGCAGCGGGCTGGCTGACGTCAGCAATCAGCTGGCCAGGAACATCAGCGGCGAGCGTGCTGGCCGCGCGATCGAGCGCGGCGTCCAGACGTTCTCCAAGAACACGAACGCCATGCGCAAGGCGCTCTACTGGCAGGCTGACCAGCACATCCCCAGCGACACGCCGATCGGTGTGTCGAACACCCAGCGGGCGCTTGCCGACCTCACTACGCCTATTGCAGGTGCTGAGGCCACCACCGGTGCCCAGATCAGCCCGAAGATCCAGCAGATGGCCGAGAACCTGGCTCAGGACGTCGCAGCAGCGCAGCAGGCCGGTCTCGCCGGCATCCCCTATGAGGCCGTGAAGCGGATTCGCACCCAGATCGGTGAGGAGTTGTCTGATTTCTCGCTTTCCACTGACCGGCCGACGGCACAGCTGAAGCGCCTCTACGGATCCTTGTCTCAGGACCTGGAGGCTGCCGCTCAGGCACAGGGCCCGAGCGCGGTGGCCGCAGTCCGCCGCGCCAACAACTACTTCAAGGCGTCGGCCGACCGTCTGGAAACGCTGGAGCGCGTGGTCGATAAGAACGGCGGCCCCGAAAAGGTGTTCCAGGCGGCAATGTCTGGCACGAAGGACGGTGCGACGACGCTGCGCGCGGTGATGCGCTCGCTGCCTGAAGACGGCCAGAAGGCGGTCAGCGCTGCAGTAATCAAGCGCATGGGCCTGGCCAGTCCGGGGGCGCAGAACGCGGCCGGCGATGCCTTCAGCCCGAACACCTTCCTGACGAACTGGGGCAGCCTGAGCCCCGAAGCGCGCCGGACCCTGTTCGGGCGATACGGCGCCGGCTTCAGCGAGGACATGGACAAGATCGCTCGCGTGGCGGAGAGGATCAAGGAGGGGTCCGAGGTGTTCCGGAATCCCAGCGGCACCGCCAACCGAGGCGCGGCGTTTGCGTACCCAGCCACCATCGGCGGCCTTCTCATCACGGGGCAGGTTGGGCCTGCGGCGGTTGCCGTCGGCGGCGGCGCAGGAGCTAACGTGTTGGCACGCGCTATGACGAATCCCCGTTTCGTGAAGTGGCTTGCACGGTCGACGGAGCTTCCGATTGGAGCTATCCCCGCACAGATCAACGTGCTGAAGCGCATGAGCGCAGAGAACGATGATGATTCGATCGGCGAGGTTGCCGCAGCGTTGGAAGCGTCAGGCGAACGGAGCGCTGAAGGCCCACAGCAGTAGGTAGATGACGCAACCGGCCAGGCCGAGGAGCAACAGGGCCACGCCCCACGGGAAGGCAAGGGAATGCCACCACTTCGGAGGATGCTTGGCGTCGAATGCTCGGTCCTTGGCCTCACGATCAAGCTTCGCCCAGGTCTTGTCCGGGTGGAACTGCCCTGCGTCTTTGAATCGGTCGTCGGTCATTTCAGCTGCCCCATGGCCTTCTGGATGGTGATGACGCGCTCGGCGAGCTTTTCCAGTTCGCCGTCGGTCAGCAGGGTAGTGAGCGGGAACGTCTCTAGCGCCCTGGACATGTGCGACCGCTTCTCGGCGTCCGTGCCAGTGATGCGTGGGCCAGTGACACGCCGCTTGATCTCGGCATCGTCCAGCTGCAACACAGCGTCCTTGCCGCCAAGCTCCGCCACGCGTTGACGCAGAACCGTACGCTCTGGGAACAGTAGCACCTTCAGAACTGCAGCCCGGTCGAGCGGATCGGTCAGCCCATAGCTAACGCCAATGCTTCTCTCCAGTTCGATGCCGCGTTCGCGCTCTTCGGACTCTTCCAGCTCCTGCTCCATGTACCCCTGAAGCATGTGGACCAGTTGGGCGTTAAAGGTGCGCCCAGCCTTGCGGGCCTCTTCGTGGACCTGGGCGTGAAGCTCAGGGGGAACCCGGAGGGCCGTGCGGACGTAGTCCTCTTGGGTGTTCTTTTTCATGGGGAGAGTCTATCGGCTTCAAATTGGTGTTGACAGCCGGGAGGAGCGGCTTCATAGTGAAGCTGCGGGCTTCATGGTGAAGCCATTGGAGGCAATATGAAGCAGAAGCGACTGGTTACCCCCTTCGGTTTGCGGCTCTCCCCGGAGCTGAAGCAGTGGCTGAAGGACAAGGCGGCTGACAACCGGCGTTCCCTGAATAGCGAAATCGAGCATCGCCTTGCAGGTACGCGCGCGCAAGAAGAGCGGAGGGCAGTCGCATGAACGGACTGATCCTGAATGGGACTGCCTCGATCACCAGCCGAGAAATCGCCGATCTGGTCGACTCCCGGCACGACGACGTGAAGCGGTCCATTGAAAGGCTGGTCGCAAAAGGGGTCATTGGTTCTCCGCCAATGGCGGAAAAGCCCACAGCAGGCCGCCCTGTCTCCGAATACGTCTTCTCCGGCGAGCAGGGCAAGCGCGACAGCATCGTTGTGGTTGCCCAGCTCTCCCCCGAGTTCACGGCACGGCTGGTCGACCGCTGGCAGGAGCTGGAGTCGAATGTGGTCGCCCCGGACCCAATGAGGGTGCTGGCTGACCCGGCCGCGATGCGCGGCCTGCTGCTGACCTACACGGAAAAGGTCATTGCTCTGGAAGACAAAGTGGCCGAGCAGGCCCCCAAGGTCGAATTCCACGACAGGGTGGTTGAAGGCGACGACGTGCTGATGATGGACGAGGCTGCCAAGCTGCTTGGAACAGGGCGCAACACGTTGATGAAGTGGATGCGCCGATCTGGCTGGCTGCGCCGCGACAATCAGCCATACCAGGACAAGATCAACGCCGGCCTGCTTGATTTCAAGGTCAGCAAGGAATGGACGCATCCCAAGCGTGGGGTTCAGCGCTCGATGACGCCGCTTGTCACTGGAAAGGGGCTTGCCAGGCTGCACAAGCTCCTGACCGACGAGCATTTCCCGCTCTCGGGTACTGCTCATAGCGCAGCCCTGGTAACCAAGGCTGACGAGAGGGCGAGCCGCGATGTCCACTGACAAGAGCAAGGTCATCGACTTTCCCAGTCGCTCCCGAGCCAAGCCCCGGGATGAAAGGTTGTGTACCCGCGACTACACAGGGCATGTAGGCAAGATCTACACGCAGATCTGGTGGTCAGGGGACGTTTTGTGGGGTGTGAGCGAAAGCGAAAATCTCACTCTCGGCGGCCTGAAAGAACGGGTTCTGGAAGAGGCTGACGCCGTCAAGTTCGTCATGCAGGAATCCATCAGCGGCATGGAAGCACTGTATGAGCGGAGCAAGAAAGAGCCCTACGTTGCCGATCCTCGAAGCATCTCGTTCACCGTTGCAGTTGAACGGGCGGTGCATTTCGTGGATTGGCTGCAAGAGATGGTTGCAGGCTGGGAGAAGAACTTCGAAGGCATTGAGGCCGCAGTTTATGAGGTCCGCGAGGTCAGCTTCGAAATGTCCGGCGACGACCCTGCCTGGGCAGTAATCCTGAAGATCCACGCTGATTCGCAGAAGAAACCGGCGTGATACATCCCAAAAGAGAAGCCCCAGGGAGGCAACCCCGGGGCTTCAGTGCCAAAACCCATCCAGTGGAGATTGATCATGGCGAGAACCAGTGTAGCCGCTAACAGCGAGCGTGAGGTTCAGTTGGTCGAGATGCTGCATGAATCAAAGGGGTCATTGCAGCACGCAAGCGACCTGTTCCGCCAGCTGTCGGCCTTGTTTCAAGCCATTCAGAAGTGCGGCGGCGAGACGCAGGAACTTGCTGCGCTTGGCCGATACGTGGCCAATGAGTGGGAGGAAATTACCGACTCTGCTCAGTTGGATGTTGAACGACTTCTCAGCTCGCCGGTCAACGATGTCCTGAGAAAGGCGGCATAGCTCCCTAGCGCTTGATTGGCAGGCTGACAGGCGAGTTAACTTTCCCGGAGCCCCCGGTTATGTAAGCCTGTCCAGCAGCGCGAGCAGCCTTAGTGGCCTCAGAGAGGTCGACGCTCTGGCCAATAACCGAAAGCCCCTCGCTGACAATTCGGATGTAAATTTGCTCAGCGATCTTCTCGGCAGCCAACTGTTCTACGTGATTCATCACAATCTCCTTGTGGGCCACGGCCAATCCGGGGCCTATGTGCAGGGTATCACCCTCCGTTGAAGCCGCCCGGTGCGGGGGTAGGGTGACCTCTCCTGGCTAGAGGAGAGGTCACGTGTACAACAACACGCCGCACATCCCGACTTGGCGCCTGTGGCTGATCCACATCGTGGCGAAGGCGGTTGGGGTCTTGGTGCATGTCCAGGGGTTCCCGCTGGGTAGCAGGAGCAAGAAGTACGCGCTGCCAAGTGAGCCGAGCTGGAGCGAGGAGCTTTCGGAGCTGCAGCGCATCACCGCCGACCGGGCGAATGACGATGCTTGGCGGGGAGCCTCGCTCCGTTGAAGCATCTGCGCGGAGCGCGAGCATTGCCCTGACTTCCACAGGGGCGTGCAATGAAAGATCCGGTTTCCCAAGAGGTGGCTGCGGCCGCCTACAAGCTCGTGCCACCGGTGGTGGGGACGATCACCACCACGGCGCAGGGACTGTCGTGGGCTGACCTGGTGGCGATCTCGACGCTGGTTTACACGTGCGTCCTGACTGCCACGACGGTGATGCGGAACTGGGGCGATTGGTCGCAGTGGCTGGGCGCCCGTTTCGCGGCCTTGCGCCGGTTCTGGGAGTGGATCCGTGGCCACTAAGCGCGGCGTGGTGATTGGCGGGACGGTGGCCAGTGTGATTGCCCTGGCCAGCACCGCCCTGGTCCGTCCGTGGGAGGGCTACTCGCCGACTCCCTACATCGACATGGTTGGCGTGGCGACCTACTGCTACGGCGACACCGGTCGGCCGGAAAAGGCCCGATATACCGAGCAGGAGTGTGCCCAGCGGCTGAACAGCAGGCTAGGGCAGTACATGGCCGGCATCAGCAGCTGCATCGTCCTGCCACTCCACGAGAACGAGTGGGCGGCGGTGCTGAGCTGGACCTACAACGTCGGCGTGGATGCCGCATGCAAGTCGACCTTGGTCCGCAAGATCAACACTGGCCAGCCGGCGTCGGCCTGGTGTCCTGAGCTGGACAAGTGGGTGTACGCAGGCGGGAAGCGTGTGCAGGGCCTGGCCAACCGTCGCGCGGCGGAGCGCCGCCTGTGTGAGGGCAAGTCGTGAACCGCGCGGTGATCGCCATCTGTGCCTTCGCCCTCTGGTCAGCGGCGATGTTCGGCGCGGGCTGGGCGTGGCGCGGCGATCGCGCAGAGGGCGCGGAAGCCAGGCAGCAGGCCGGCGCCAGTGCCGCCCAGGTTGAGCAGGTCAATCAGACGCGGACGACTGAACACCAACAGGCCGACGCTCTGGCCGCCATCGGAGAGAAGCATGAAGAAGATCGTGCCGCGGCCCCGGCCGTCGCTGATGTTGTTGTGGCTGGTGTGCGTGCTGGCGATCTCCGGCTGCGCGACGGGTGGGCGAGCTGCGAGACCCAGCGTCTGTCCGATGCCGTCGCCGCCGCCAGCGAACGTGATGCGGCCGCCGAGCGCCGAGCAAAGTTTGCGGGCGCTGTTGTTCGAGTCGGGCGAGACGCCGACGACCAACTCGCGGCCTGCCAAGCCGTAGTCCGCGCGCTGGGGCGGTAATGGCCAAGAAGCGCGTACCGCTGCACCAGAATCCCCGCGGCTTCGTTGACGTCGACCCCGACGCAACCAACGGCGCACAGGTGGGCGTGAACCTTCGGGGGCCAGACGGCCAGATCCTGACGGCGGCGCAGGTGATCAACCCCACCGGCGGCAGCAGCGGCGGCCCGAGCAGCATCGCGTCGACCATCTGGAAGCTGATCAGGGAGGTCCCGTCCAACATCCAGAAGCTGGCCGCGCTGATCGGCGCCGGCTTCGCCGCGAGGCAGAGCAACGGTGATTGGGCGTTGCGGTCGCTCCAGGAAGGTACCGGTATAGACATCGCCAACCCCGACGGCGATGCAGGGAATCCGACGATCGGGCTGAAGGACGTCGCGAACTCGGGTACTGGCACGCTTCTGGCGGTCACGCGCGACGGAAAGGGCAGGGTGACCGGAACACGGCCGGCCACGATCACCGGCACCGCTCAGCAGATCGACGTGGCCAATGGGAACGCGGCGGCCGGTATGCCCACGCTGGAGCTGGCTTCCGAAGTACTTGACTCGCTGGGGAAGGCCGACAGCGCCGTGCAGGAGGTCCGCCCAGGGGCGAACGTGACCGTGGACAACACCGACCCGCGTCGGCCGATTGTCTCAGCAATGGGTACTCCCGATGGCTATATCGATGGCTTCAAACTTTCATATTCCGGGGCTGGGCAAGTATCAGTTTCCAGCGGGAATGCGTATGTACCCAGTGTCGGGGGGATCGTTTCCGCCCTGCCATCCGCGCCTTCGGTGTCTGTAGGCACGAACGCTTTTGGCCATGTCTATCTCCGTGCCGATGGAAGTACGGAGGTAGATTCGACATCTCCATCTGCTGCATATAGCGGCACGGCTAGGACGAAAACCGGGGACAGCAGCTGTCGTTATCTAGGAACTGTTCTAACTGATTCACTTGGCGATGTTTACATGTTCATGCATGTAGGTGCGCAAATCACATACATGGTTACGCTGGAGAATGCACCTTTCCGTGTCCTTGCAAATGGCCAGCAAACAACGGCTGCAACTGTTTCCGTAGCTTCTATTGTGCCGACAACCAGTAGTATCGCTAATTTCGGCATAACCAATATCGACGCCGCAGTGGCAGCGCTGATAAATAGCGATGCATTCGCATACACCTCGAACCCCAATAGCTTCGCTGCTATCCCAGTTCCACTCGATGCATCAAACTCCTTCAATTACAACTACATTGTGACACCTACTGGCGGCCTATACGTGGACTGCCTTGGATACTACTTTGAGAGATAGCTATGTACGCCATAAAAGGAGGTAGTTACAGGACGATCTCTTCCTTTGACGAGCTGGAGGCCGGCGAAGAATTCGCAATGGCTATCCCGCCACCTTTGGAAGAGGCGCTGGAGACGGGAAAGATACGCCGCCGCCGTGACATGGCATTGCGCGGCACCGACTGGACCCAGATGCCCGACGCGCCACTGACCGCGCTGGAGAAGGCCGCCTATCAGACCTACCGACAGGCGCTGCGAGATTTGCCCAGCGTTCCAGGGTTCCCCGACGTGCCCTGGCCGACGTTACCGACCATCAGGGACGGCACGGCCAGCTCTGGAGAGGGCGCTGTGTATTCCTGATCGCTAGGCGATCTTTTGCAGCAGATCCTCGCGGTTGTTGCGAGGCGTGTTCACCGCGCGGCTGACGCGGTACGCCTCCATCGCCGGCGGCTCGCTGGCCAGCAGCATTGCCATGGCGTCGTCGGGACTCGCGGCCATCCAGTCATCGATCTGGTTGGCCTGCAGCCACACCGGCATGCGGTCGTGAATGTCGGCCGAGACGCCGCTGCTGTCGCCGGTGATGATGGTGAAGGTGCCCAGGTTGCCCTCGGGCAGCAGAGGGCTGGTGTCCTCCCACAGGCCAGCCGCCAGCAGCGGCCCGGTGGCGTGGATGAACCAGGGATCTTTCTTCTCGTCGATCGGGCTCACCGACCACTCGTAGTAGCCGGCCATTGGGATGACGCAGCGGCGCTTCTTGAATGCCGACCGGAAGGCCGGTTTGGTGGCCACCGTCTCGATCCGCGCGTTGATGGTCGAGCCCTGCAGGCCCTTGGCCTTGGCCCAGAAAGGCAGCAGGCCCCACGCCAATCGGGTCACCTGCCGGCCTTCGCCCCTGTCCAGAATCACCGAGGCGCGCTGTGTCGGCGCGAGGTTGTAGCTCGGCTGGATCTCGGCCAGGCCGGGGGCAAGGTCAGCCAGCCCCGGCTGGCCGAAGTCGATCACGGGGAGCTGGACGAATCGGCCGCACATGGCCGGAGGGTAGCCCTGCCGGCCGTGGCCGGGGCGTGTAGAGCGTGCCGTCGCATGACCGGATCACTGTCAAGACTGGCCCTGTGGCGCCCGTCCGCGTTAGCATCCCGTCCCCCTCTGGCGGTGCCGGGGCAATTGGATACACTACCCCGCATGACGAGCATCACCATCCCCGGTGGCCTGCTGGTTGCCATCGAGGGAATCGATGGGGCCGGCAAGTCGACCTTGGCCAAGGGCCTGACCGAGCGGCTTCGCGCCCATGGCGTGGCCGTTTCGACTAGTAAAGAGCCGACCAATGGGCCGTGGGGCACCAAACTTCGTCAGTCCGCTGAATCGGGCCGCCTGAGCCCGGAGCAGGAGGTCGAATACCTGCTGGCTGACCGCCGCGATCACGTGGAGCAGTTCATCGAACCGGCTCTGCAGCGCGGAGAGGTGGTGATCCTCGACCGCTATTTCCCGTCGATGGTCGCCTACCAGGGGGCTGCCGGGCTGCCGGTGGAGGACCTGTCGAAGGCCAACGACTTCGCGCCCCGGCCACACCTGATGCTCCTGCTCGACGTTGAGCCGGCCACTGGCCTGGAACGTATCCGCGCACGTGGCGACAGGCCGAACCACTTCGAGAACGAAGAGAATCTGGCCCTGTGCCGGCAGATCTTCTTGGGCATGGCCGAGCGCACGAAGTGTGTGATCGATGCCTCGAAGTCGGAGGCGGATGTATTGGAAGACTCGTATGCCCAGCTCATCCGCCAGTTCGCGCAGAACATCGGCGGCTTGTCGCTGGAGAACATCGAGAAGGTCGGCACCCTCATGGAAGGGCGGCTGGCTTAATCCGGTCAGGATTCAATCGCAGCATCTGCGACCGCCGGCCGTATCCTTCCGGCCATGCGCTCTTCCTACGGCTTCCGCACCGCCCCGATCCCCTCTGGCTGGGTCCAGACCGGCGAGCGCTGGGCGCTTTGGTACAACGGCCGGGAGACGGCCAGCGTGACTCCCGACGGCGGTCCCGGGGTCCGGCTATGGATGGAAGGCCAGAAAATGTGGCAGGTGAAGGAAGTGCGCGCGGCCAACGTCCGGCAGGCGAAGCGGTACGCCGAGCGCTGGTGTGCGGCCAGGCTCTATCCCGATCTGCCCCTGCGCCAGGCAGTCGCCCGGCTGACCGACAGCACGCCGATCCAGCCGCCGCCGCCGCTGCCCGGCCTGCCGCCGACCCGTGAGCAGCAGCAACAGGCCCGGCGCCTGGCCGAGGCAGGGGCGAAGGAGGTCGAGCGGATCAAGGCGGCGCTTGAACCGCGCAAGCCGCCGGCAGAGACGAAACCCCGAGCGAGGGACGCCCGCAGCAAGGCGTGGGTGAGGGCAGGGCTGCAGCAGATGCGGCGCGGCGTTTGA